TTTGTTTATTGGCGTAGATGAATACGGTGATTTACTTTACGATTACGAAGTACCAGTACCTAATCAGGTTCTCTATTCATGCACAGGTAGCAACGTACAACGCACCGCTGCCAGCGGCACAATTACGTTTACCGAAACGTGCACGTGGATTACGGCCACTCAAATAGAGGACTGGTTAGGTATTGGTACAGCGTCGGCACTGGATACGACATTCTTAACTCAATGCGCGTTGGCAGCGAACAGCCTTGCGTTTACTCGACGCCAAGAGGCAGGCTACATAGACAGCCTCAGCACGTCGCCCAATGGGCAAGTAACCCTTGGCACCATTTCTTTAGGCGGTTTCTTTTACAGGCAGCGCGGCGCGGTAACAGACTTTGCAGCGTTTGACGGTATGGCCGCTGGTAGTTCTACCGGGTTAAGCCCTGCTATTAAAATGCTGTTGGGTATCCCACGGCCTCAGGTTGCCTAATGCCTGTTGCCTATACAGACCTGTTTAATGAGGCGCTAGACGATCTAGCAGCCACGCTAACAACCGTTACAGGGCTGCAGGTAGTAACAGACCCCCGTAACCTTGTGCCGCCTTGTGCGTTTATTGACGCGCCTAGTTTTGTGGTTTACGGCGGTGGCGGAAACATAGTCCAACTGACCTACACGGTTCGGCTAATCACCCTTGGCCCGGGCAACCTTGACGCGCAACGAAACCTAATGCACCTAGCCAGTTTAGTAGTAGGTAAAAACGTTGCTGTAACCGCTGGCCGCCCTACTATTGCTGTTATCGGCGGCGCCGAAATGCCCGCCTACGATTTAACTATAGAAATGCAAGCCCAAACCAGTTAGGAAACCCAATGCCTTACACGATCATTAGTCCACGCTTAGGCGAACCCGGCACAGAATACGACGCGGAAGGCGCAGCCGCCAACGGCATAAACGTAGCGGCCTTAGTCGAGGGCGGCCTATTAAAGCAATCCACAAATGAAACCCCAAAACCTGCTAAAACTAATAGCAAGAACACACCAAAGGACTAAACACTATGGCAACCAGCACCTACCTAAGCAACCCAAACGTAACGGTGAACTCAGTTTCGCTGCAGGATCAGTGTCAAGGTTTGGTATTTACCCGCACTATTGAGGCGTTGGAAAGTACAGCGTTTGGCACCACGTCACGCAGTTACACTGCAGGCCTCGAAAACTCCACGCTGCAACTTGATTTGTACGCGTCGTTTGCTGCTAGCGAAACTTACGCCACGCTTAAAGCATTGGTAGGCACCTCGGTAACCGTTTCGTGGTCACCATCAGCAACCAGCCCGGGCACCGCAACAAACCCAACCATGACCCTTACCGGCGCATACTTGGAAGCAATCCCGTACACGTTGGCATTGGGCGCACTTGGCACCGTAAGCGTTACTTTTACGGGCGGGGTTTACTCAGTAGTCGAAGTTTAATTAGCGCCGGCAACGGCCCGACACAAAGGCAGGCACAATGCAATTAACACTTAAAGCAACGTTTAACGACGGCACTACAAACACGGTTACCACCAATTTAAGTACGGTGGTTGCGTGGGAACGCAAGTACAGGCGTAAGGCGTCAGAAATGGCGCAAGGCGTAGGCGTTGAGGATTTGGCTTACCTTTGCTACGAAGCAACACGCGCTACAGGTACCACGGTACCGGGCAACCTTGACCAGTTCATTAGTTCGCTGGCGTCTATTGAGGTAGTCGAGGCCGCTGACCCAAAAGCCTAAACGGCACGGTGCGCCGCGCACTTGCCGAAATCTTAGTAGCAACAGGTTTTTGGCCTAGTGAACTATCATTCGAGTTAGACGATATGAACGCCACCATAGAAATACTAAACAAGCAACGCGGCGGTAAGTAATGGTTGCGCGCGCGGCTATTCCCGAAATCTACGGTATTAAAGAGGCGCTTAAAGAGTTAAACGATTTTGATAACAAGTACCGGCGCGAAGTAACTAAACAGATCGGTGGCGCTGGCCAGCAGATCGTTAGCGAAGCGCGTAGCATGGTTGCCCATTTTGATAACAGCAAACAAAACGGCGCGCCATTGTCGGGCATGGTTCGCGGCAATCTAGTTAAAGGCCGTAATACCAGTTGGCGTACTGACGCAGTACAAAAAGGTTTTAAGGTAAAAGTAGGTGTACGGGCCAGCAAGGAACGCTACGTAAACTTTAACCGTAGCGACGATTTAGGCAACCGTTATACCAGCCAAGTAGTTTACGGTTCTAAGCCCTACCAACTTATGGTTATCCAACAGGCTGACGCGGCAGGCGCAATCTATGACCATGCCGGGGCAAAAACGCAAGGCACGTTTGTAACAAACCTAGAAGCACAATCCGACGTAGGCGGTCAGCCGCGCGCGGTAGATATTGCTGTAGAAAATAATCGCGAGGCAGTCACCGAAAAGGTTATGCAAATCGTAGATACTGTTATGGAAAAGACAAACCGAAAACTGGTAACACGCCATGGCAATTAATATCCCCATCATCTCTAGCCTCGAAGGCAAAGGGTTTCAGCAAGCAATCACCCAACTAAAGGCCCTAGAAACCACGTCACAAAAAGCGGGCTATATAGCAGGTAAAGCATTTTTGCCAGCAGTTGCCGCTATGGGCGCGCTTACTGTTGCTGCCGGGTACAGCATTAAAGCCGCCGTAGAGGACAGCGCAGCGCAAGCGATATTAGCCAAAACCTTACAAAACGTTACCGCGGCAACCGACACCCAAATAGCCGCAATCGAGGAACAAATATCGGTAATGTCGCTGGCTACTGGCGTTGCTGATGATGAACTACGCCCCGCGTTTGCGTCACTGGTTCGCGTAACCCAAGACGTAACGGCAGCAACCGACGGCCTAAAACTGGCTATGGATATTTCAGCCGGCACGGGCAAGGATTTAGGTTCGGTCAGTGACGCGCTAGCAAAAGCGTACGGCGGCAACTATAAAGCGTTGGGCCTGCTGTCGCCTGAACTAAAGAAAATGATAAAAGACGGTGCCAGCCTTGATGAAGTTATGGCTGCTATGGCTAAAACGTTTGGTGGTCAAGCCGCTGTTGCAGCAGGTACCGCGCAAGGGCAATTTAAGCGCCTTAACGTGGCACTTGACGAAGCAAAGGAAAGCATAGGTATGGCGTTATTGCCTGCTGTTATGGCCGTGCTGCCGTACCTGATCGAGTTTGGTAATTGGGCTGCAGATCACACCGGCACACTGTTAGCAGTTGCTACCACTATTGCCGCAATATCTACAGCGCTAATAGGATTTAAGGCCGCGCAAGTTATCGCTAACGCGGTAACAATAGTAACCACCGCGCTGAACTGGTCACTGGCTGCCAGCGCTGCCGCTGCCAACACGGCCCTAACGTTGGGCGTAGGTGCTGCCGCTATTGCTGCCGGGCTAGTAGTTGCTGCTGGCGCGTTTATGGTTTACAAAAACGCCACCAAATCAGCCGTGGAAGGTAATCGCACGTTTGGCGGGTCACTAACCCCACTGCCCCCAGCCATTGAGGAAGTAGACACTGCTATAGGCGGGGTATCCGATAAGGCTAAAAAAATGGCCGAACGCGTTAAAGAGGCCAGCGACGCACTTAAAACATATTTGGCAGACGCACTAGCCAACGCGCAAACCCAGTTAGCCGAAGCGCAAGAGGCGTTTAGCGATTTTGCTACGAACGTTAGCGACGGCATTAAAGACGCGTTTAGTTTCCAAGACGCTAAAGACGCAGGCGACGAAACAGGCGCCGGGTTTCTACAGGGCCTACGAGATCAGGTAAAAGGTATTGTTAAATACGGTCAAGACGTCAAAACGCTGTTGCAGTTAGGGCTATCCCAAGAAGCGTTGCAGGCTGTACTTGACGCAGGCGGCGAAAGCGGCGCGGCTATTGCAGCCGAACTTATTAAGGGCGGTGCTACAGCAATCCAAGAAACTAACGCCCTAGTGATGGCAGCCGAACAGGCCGCGTTTACTATCGGTCAGTCAGCCGCCAGCCAATGGTACGGTGCCGGCGTTTCTAACGCCCAATCATATTTGCAGGGCGTCGAAGCGGCGTTTGCTGCAGCCCAAGCCAAGTTGGGGCAAAAGGGTATTAAGTTGCCGGACATTAAAGGCATAGGTGCAGGGTTCGCGGAAGCAATCAGCCCGCAACCAGTGGCCCGAATAATACCCCAACGCCCGGGCCAAGGCTACGAGGATTTCGCCAGCCTTACCGTAAACGTTACGGGCGGCCTTGCTACTAGCGCGGAAGTAGGGCAGGCGGTAGTAAACAGTATCCGCGCTTATAACCGATCTGCAGGCCCCGCAAATATACAGGTGGGCTAATGGCCACGTCAG